CAAACAAATGGCAAGCTATAACACTTATAAAATGGGACAAGTTGCAAGTTGAATGTACTAAAGAGGGCAAACAAATGGGCAGACAAAGGGCAACAACTAAAGAATATAAAGAAATAAAGAATAGTAATATATCTACTTTTGACAAGTTTTGGACTTTATACGGTAAGTCAATAGACAAGCAAAAATGCCTAGACAAATTTGTAAAGCTAACCGAAGACGAAATAAAAACTATATTTGAAACCTTGCCCGTTTACCTATTGCAAACACCAGACAAAAAGTATAGGAAAAACCCGCTTACTTATTTGAATGGCAAATGCTGGAATGACATAGATATAAACAACCCGCAAGTTTTAGACAACCCGTTTAATTTACCACCCGTAATAGTTGACTAATGTACACACGACTACAAAACTTAAATTCGGAAATGTTCGAAATACGCCTACAAAAAGACGTAAAAGGAAAAGGCGTTGGTTGGGATTGGGATATGTTACCCTTTACAATCAAAGAGGGTTGTACTACTTACATAGGTTCAGCACCCGCAAGCGGTAAAACAGAACTTTGGTTCGAATTTCTTATAAACCTTTCGTGTTTGCATGGTTGGCGACACGTAGTATTCAGCCCAGAAACTGGTAGCGCTGCGGAAATATACGCCGAACTATGCTACAAGTTTATAGGTAAGCCATATGTACAAGGCCAAAACGCAATGACAAACGGCGAACAAGTAAGCGCGGAAATGTTCGTAAATGAACACTTCATTGTTATTGATCCAATAGACGAAGACCTAACAATAACGAAATTCTACGACCTAGTAGACGAAATTGAACGCAAAGAGGGTATTAAAATAAATACAACTACAATAGACCCGTGGAACGAGTTAAGCGAGGAATACCAACAAAGCGACCTAGGACGCGAAGACAAGTATTTAAGTAGAATACTAGGGCAAGTTCGTAAAAACGCACGTAAAACGGGCCGACATAACTGCGTAATTAATCACGTAAGGGACCAACCAATGGTAACAAGTAAAACCATAGCGGGAACCGACGTAAGTTATTTTCCTATACCTAGCGCCCGCGACTTTGCCGGGGGTCAAGTATGGTTTAGAAAAGGTTTAAGCGTTTTAATTCCGTGGCGACCACCTTACGGACTAGCAAATAGCGACGGAACGGGCGCAGAAAAAAACGAAGTTCATTTGAAAGTAGCAAAGAGTAAACCCAAAGGCGTAAGTAAAAACGGAGTTTACAAAATGTTTTTAGACGTAGACCGCTACCAGTACTATATGCTAGACTACAAAGGCAACCGCGTTTACGCCAATAGGGGAACATATTACAAACCAGAACACCAAACTAAAACACCTTTTTAAAATGGAACTAGGACTAGAAATAATAAAAACACGGGCTAACCTTTGGGCAATTCAACAAAGAATAAAGACCGCACGTAAACAAATACTAAAAACACGCCCCGAATCAACGGACTACATTCAAGGCGCAGAACAAAGCGAACAAGAAATACTAGAGGCTATTTCGTTTTTTAGTAGGCTACACGAACACGCGGTATCTTTAAGCCGTGAAAACACGATACTAGCTAGCCGAAACATAGACCTACTACAAAGGGTTAAAGAACTAGAAATGGAAATACAAACAAGTAATTTTTGACTATGGAACTAGGTAAGTTTGATTGCAGCACGGGGCTTATTAATGTCCTATACAAAGACGAAATAAAAAACATTTCCGTAAGAACTAGCACTATTAAAGATATGCTACTAGTTGACAAGCTACAAAAGGAAAACAGCAACGCGGTGGGCTTTATTCAAAAGTCCGTTTGGGAGGAATACGTTTGGGGCGGAAAGCGCAACTTTGTAGTATTAATTTGCGAGGCTAATAACGACGCCGTGGGGTACGTTTTAATTACCCCAGCTATGGGAACTTATAAGTACGCTAAAATTCAGCAAATAGCGGTAAGAAACGACGCAAGGCGCTTGCATTACGGCACGGCATTAATAGACGTATGTCGGGAATTTTGCGAAACGTTTGGTCGTATTGGTTTTACATTGCGTTGCCGTACTGATTTAGATAGTAACAAGTTCTGGCAGCAACTAGGGTTTGAAAAATACGGCGTTTGGGAAAAGGGTAAAATAAACCATGTAGGCTTTAAGGCTTCAAACGACATAAACCTATGGAAAATTGACCTTAACCGTTTCATTTTAAAACTTTTCTAGATGCCACGTTGTAAAAAATGCAAAGACAAGTTTGAACCTATCCGTTTTAACCATAAATTTTGTTTAAAAGACGAATGTATAAAAGCCTTTGTACAAGAAACTAAAGAGGCCGCATGGAAAAACACGAAAAAGAAATGGACAACCGAACTAAAGACAACCACCGACTGGCTAAAAGACGCACAAAAAGTATTCAATACCTACATACGTAAACGCGACGAGGGTAAGCCGTGCATTTCATGCAACCAACCGCCAAAGAAAAAGAACGCGGGCCACTATTACAGTCAAGGCGGCCATTCAAACGTAAGGTTTGACGAAGACAACGTACATTTACAATGCGAACACTGTAATACTTTTCTATGGTTTCTACTATAATACCTATGCCGCTAAAAGCAATAAACAAGCCCGTAATAAACAAAGCGTGTCTGTATTCGCATAGCGTAATTAAAACGCCTATCGAAATAACTATAAGGCCCGCGGCTATTTTGTTAGTCTTTTCCATTTATATAACTATATTCGATTTCCTTTATTCTTTGTTTCAATGCTTTGATCATGTAGTATGCCGAGGTTCTAGGAATGTCGAAATAGTCCGCCATTGCTCTAGACGTTTGGCATTTGTGCGTAAAATATGCGTCAGCTATCCGTTTTTCAACTGGGCTTATTAGTTCGTTAAGGTAAGTGTTTATGCAAGCCTTTCGTAGGTTTATAATTTCCTCGTGTTTTAGCTTGTCCGTTATTTCGTCGTCTTCGGGTTTGTCCGTGGCTATGTATTCTTGGCTATACACCTCGTCTTGTTTCCTACTTAAAGACGTAGGCCACCAAATTTGCATTTTGATTGTATTGAGTAGGTAGCTTTTTACCTTGTTTTCGTCGGCTTCGTGGTCTTCTATACCCGCGACGTGCAAATAGGCGTTGTTTATAACCGTGTCGGCCTTTAGGTTTATGTAGTTTAGCTTTTTGCTTAACATCAAACGCTTAAGCATATAGTTAGTGTACGTCCTAACCTCGCCATAGTTTGCCGTTATGTAGGCGTCAAGAATTTTTTTGATACCAGACAAGAAACTCATTATAAAAGGTTACGCGATCGCCAGCGGCACACAAACAACGGTTGTCATTTTGGCCCGTGGCTACGTTTTTAATCTTTTGTAGCTTTTTTAAATACATTTTGCTTAACCGGTTGGGGGTTAGCAACTCTAGTATTTTGGATATTTCTATTTGTTGAGCCTCTGTAAGCATAGGTCCAAAGTGTGGGCGGTTAAACTTATAAGGGTTGCCGTTAAAAATTCCCCAGTTAAAGCCCAACTAACCCAAAAGCCTACGCACTTCGGACAACCGAAAGCGGCGTGTATTGGTATTGTAAGACCGTTAATAGGTAAGCGGCTAAAGATAGCATCTAAAAGTATTTGTAGTGGCTCAAAATTGACAAGCCACCATGCTAGACCGACGTATATTAGTATTTCCATATTCCAAAAGTATAGGTTTTTATATTCGTGTTAATATAATTTTTCAACAAAAAAGCCCCAATTAAGGGGCCTTTAGTAGTAGTTTACCGTTTAAAGTTGGTGTCTTATTATGTACTCGTCTAGCTTTACCGCCGTACTTAACGAAACGTCTTTACCATCTAGGAAATTTTGTATTTGAAAGGGGTGGAACTTACCCGTTTTTTCTTTGATTTCCTCGGCTATTTGGTTACGTGTTTTCGACTTTAAAACCTCGCGCATCTTATTACGCAATTCTATGTCGTTTATGTTCATAACTTTTTAAAATGGTAGGTCGTCGTTAAGTGGTACGGGTGGGTTTGTAGGTTCTTGGGCTACGTATGGTTCGCTAAAAGATGCTGAAAAATACTTTTCCCCGGTCTTTGTGTCCTTTACCCAAAGTGCTATTTCCATTTCTTTGCCGTTTACCATGCACTTACCTTTGTAGTCTGGGTGGCTTTCTGATTTCTTGTAGGTGTTCTTAAAAATTGCACCCGCGTTGTTTTTTGTTTCCATTATATATTATAGATTAAATTGATTACTAAAATTAAGGCTATTACTGTTACTATTATCATCGTGCCAATAGCTGCCATTTCCGCTCGGCTTTTTTCTTGTCGGGTTGGTTTATATTCTTTTTGTTTCATACGTTAAAATTTAGTTCGTTGTCATTCATTACTTGTTGTAGTATTATTCTACACTTTGCGTATGTATCGATTTCCTCTTCGGTTAATTCTACGTTATAGCTATATCCGTGTTTTACTATTCCCCTTAGCTTTTGGTCAAGGTCGTACATTGCATCGTGCCAGTCTTCGCCTTGCATAGCGTTGAGTGCTTCGGCTTTGTCTTCGTATTCTATTGTTATTTTCATCTTATTCTGATTTAGTTCGTTTTGTAATAGCTTCGCGGTAACCATTGCTAAAGGCTTCGACTTCTACAAGCGCAATGTCTTTTTTGATGCGCTCTAGGTATAGCGTGGCGTCCATTAGTTCCTCTTGTAGGTGGGTTAGCCACTGGTCAAGCGTTAGGTCTTCTCGGTCTAATGTTGTTCCGTATTTCTTTAGCCCCGTGTTTGAGCGTTCGACGTACTTTGCTAGTACGCTTTTTACTATCTGGTCTTCTATTTCTTGTTTCATAGGAAATTGTATAGGGTGTTAAAATACTCACGGCATAGTTCTACACGATCTTTGATTTCGTTTACTACTTGTTCGTCTTTTTCTACTTTAAAGACCTTTACACGGCGTCCTAGCGGTATATGGTCGAACGAATGACGCTTTAACACCTCGTCGCGTAGTTCTTGGCTTTCGTCCATAAGTCTAGCGTTCCAGTGTGCGCGGCGCACTT